CCAAGTCTACTATTTTCAATAGCAAGTATTTCAGCATGAGCCTTTACTTCATCTTTCCGACTTGGAATTGATTGAGTAAGTTGATTTATTCGAATTGTTGCACTTGCCTGTTCCCTCATAATGGCAGTTATTGCTTCAGACTCAGACGTTACCCCTCTTAATGCTTTTTGCAAATCACCTGATCGGTTTACTATTACATCAGCGGCCGCGTCAGCTGCGTTTAAGTCTGCTGATAATTTAAGAACTTTTTCGTCTCCTGCAATATCAATATTTGCAACCATGTCTCCTGATAATTCGTTTTCTACAATTTCTTTAATGTAAGAAGCCGCATTCTCAACTGCATTTGTATCGAATGTAGGTTGATAAATTATATTTTGTGGTTTTACTTTAGGTGGTTCAAATGATTTTTTAATGACACCGTATTGCTTTTCTAATTGACTTAATTCTTTTTGTTGGTCGTTGATAGCAGATACCGATTCTCGTTGTTGTTTCGTTAACAACAAATTGTCTTTATATACTTTACGAACTGCATCGGATAACTTATTTGTGCCAGCCACTGATTGCAGTGTATCAGTTAAATATTTTTCCATTCCATCCAAGTCAGCAAGTTTTTGATTAGTGTCTGTTATTATTTCTTTTTGCTTACCAAGGAATGCGTTAATTTTGTCTATTTCTTTTTGTTGATCTAAGTACGCTGCTGATGTAGGATTTAGACCACTGAGCAGACTTTCGTGAGTAGTTAATTGTTCTTGTAATGATTTTAATTTTGCTTGTTGATCCGGTAGTGTTTTTTGGGTAATATCTGATTGTTGCTGACTTATATCTTTGTTTTTTTCAAATATTTTGTTTTCCATATCAGCAACACTTGCAGAAGTTTTTAATTCATCTGTAAATGAGTTGGCGAAATCTATAGAACTTTGTAAAGAATTTTCTGACCTAGTTAGAGTATCTTGCATTGTATTGAATGTAGATGTATCTACATTCAACTCACTACCCCGTGTAGCTACGTGCATCAAGTGGTCACGAAGTTGTTTTGATTTGTCGGTTGTTTGGGATATTGCATTTCCTACATCATTTGCAATAACTCCCGATAACATCGCAGAGAAATCTACGGCATCTTCAAGATCGTTCTTGACACCCTTTAATGCATTTGGGTCTATGTTTGGATCGGCCATTAGATTTTAACATAAATCAAAAGAAAACATCCAATTCTTTATCAATTCTATCTTTAGCTTGCCTATCAGTCTCCATATCACGTACGTTTGGGTCTTTATTGACTGCTTTTACTAAATCTTCCGGACTGGTTACTCCTATTCTTTTAAGTTTCTTTTTAAATTCCAAGTTGTCTTTATGATACTTTTCAATTGCCTTGTGTAGTTCTGAATTTTTCTTGGTTGCGTTTACTAATTTATTTGCTTTATTCATAAACATATATGAAGCAATTTTGCCAATAAATTCGTTAATTATTTGTTCTTCGTTTAATTGTCTCTTTTTCATAATATTTTTTTATGTAGGTTATAAATACAAAAAGTCGTATATATTGATAAATATACGACTTTTGTAATTTAAGTTAGCTTATGGAAGACTATCTGTAAGTTCTTTTACTCGGCATACTTGGTCGTGCAGTTGATGGTTTGGAAGGTTTCTTTGTACTTGATTTTGCTTTTGCTTGAGCCTTCTCTGCTTCATCGTTTTCTTTATTACGAACATCTACGAGTTTTCGTAAATAGAATCGTCTTAAGTAAACGGGAAGATTATACGCAATGTCTTGCGTAAAACCACCTTGACTATAGTAAGCAAGGTTAAAAATTTCTTCGTGTAGTTGTATCTTGTAATCAGCTGGAAGGGTAAAAAAAGTCGACCCCTAAAGGGATCGCCATCCTTTCTGTGTATCCAGTATCTTCTGATTCAAAATTAAACGTCATATCAAGGTCTGGTGTATTTTCCTTGATGAATTCACGAAATGCCAAACTATCTCTTGCAAGAAGTTCACGATCAACAAAACTTTTGATTTTTGCACGGTCTTCGTCTCCGTCAATTGCTTTGATGACATACTTCAAACGAGTGGTAACTTCAGCAGTTTCGTTTTTGTTTTTTGTAAACTTTTTAAGACTTTTAAGTTCCGCATCAATGTTTTGCTCGTCTTGGTGTGTAAGAAGACTCCAATGAATATTCTTTTTACTAAATGGAAGTTCAAATGAAAAAAGATTACTTCCACGTTCGTGAGTTTCAAAGTTAAACTCTTTTGGTTCAATTTGAGCAAGATCAATTGCATCTTCAACGTCTTCGTTGTTGGATGGGTCTTTGAATTTTATTTTGTAATCTTTACCATAAGCAAGAATACGAGCAGCCACAAAAATAGCATTTTTGTCACCGACTAAAATATCGTTAAGTTGAACATTGGGTGTAACAATAAGTGCTTCAAGCAACTTATCAAGAACTACTCCCTTTTTAATCAAGTTTTGACTTGTGAGAATATCTTCCTCTTTTGCAGTCATGTATTTGATGTCAATCTTTCCACTTGCAAGTGGAGATGATGGATCATAAAACCAACCCTGACTTGGCAAATCAACCACTTCACTTGGATACTCAAACTTTTTTGCTTGGTCTGATTGTTGTGTGAATACGGGTGTTTGTTGCTGAGTTGGTTTTGCTGACTCTTGCGTTGTTTGTGTTGCAGACTTTTTTTCTGCATCCCGTCTGAGAGCCTGTTTGACTTCATCGGGCATATCAATTTTATCATTTTGTTCCATAATTATAACCTTTTCTTTTTATTGATGTAATAACATACACCAATATATATACATATACAAGAACTAATTTTTTTCTATTAAAATAAGAAAACTTTATTAAATATCAGCAAGAGCCCAAGTGAGCATCTTATTGTGATCTTTATAACTAAAGAATTCACTATCCTTTCTACCTTTCCAAGTTTTATTAGCAGTTACTCCTAACTTCATATCCTTGAATATGATCTTTTTACCACTACCTGTTCTAAAAACCATGCGGCCGTCTTGTGTGCTTATATCGTAATCTCTTAGAAACTTTCCTGCTTTTACTTGTTTTAGTAAAAACTTGGCAACTTTACTATACACAGAACTAAGACCTTCAAGTTGTAGTTCACCTTGTAAATCGGATTTAAGTTCTTCAAATATGTTTAATACTTCAGTTTCTAATTTGCTTTGCTTCATAATCAATAAATATATATGTCGAAAAAAAAAACTCTCACGAAGAGAGTTTTTTTTAATTAAACTGAGAGTTAAGTTTTTTTCTATATTAGAACTGAAGAATTGCGTAGTCGTATGATACGGTCAAACTTACTTCCAACGCATCACCGGTTCCCCAGTCAAGTGTTCCGAAGTCAACTGCGTTACAGAACGCACCTTTGATTGTCCATTCTTCAACGAGGTCACCTACAGGACCGAGAACATTGATTACCAAATCTTTCTTATAGAAGTCGGCATAACCATTTCTACCAGTAACAGATTCGTGGGAGAGACGAATCCATTCCATTGCAGTCTGAGCCGCACTCGGAACTACCGGATCGTAAAGTGTTAGTGTGATGTCTTGCCATTCTGCTTTACCTGCTCTAAGTTTTCTCTTGATATTGATGTGTTCAAGAGTCTGAACATCAATATTAAGATTTGGTCGTGTTACTGACTTAATAAGATAAGCAGGAACTCCGTCCATATACATGATAAAACGATTTGCTGTTTTCGGTTCAAATGCTGTAAAAAACATTTCTTCGGTTGAAATAACTTGTGCCATTTTTTTTAGTCTCCAGTTTAATGATTAACTTTTAGTATAAATATTGATTAAAAATCCGAAAAGTCATTTTTTCAATCAACAAGTATAAATAGTTGGTAAATTAAAAAATATATTTATTTATGTTTTATCTTTTCTTAGTTTTTGACCAACGAGTTTTGCCGAGCCATATAATATTGCTCCAATGAATTGAAAATGTTGTGGACCAGGCCAAGGAAACGATAATCCGATGACACCGGTTGCGAACAATGTTAGTAATGCCATTCCTTCAGGTCCTGCAAATAATGTTGATAATGTGAACCCACCACCAAGGGCAAGAATCATATCACCCATATCAAAGTCATAGTCTGCATTACCCGTGAATGTCATATTCAACCAAATATAAATTAGAATACCAGCAACTGCCATACCAGCAATTCGTTTAGTTTTGGGATGCTTTGCCAAGAACGCATCTAAGGCCTTTAGTTTGTCTTCAGTCCAACGTCCAACTTTAGTTTTGGATATGTATTCTCCTATTGCCTTTATTACTTCTTTGTATGCTTTGAATCCTGTTTTTACTAACTTAAACAGGTAATTCATACTAAACTTTATTTTTGCAAAGAACTTAAATACAACTTTGTTAAGAAACAATTTAGCCAAGTCCATTATCTTAACTTTGACAATGTCTTTTAATTCCACCAAGAATGACCAAATTTTCTTTAATTTACCAGGAATTACCAACTCGTTTAACATAGCATCCTCAGAATCTAGTTTATATTCTTTTACGAATGAGCAAAATTCTTTGTATTGCAGTTCGTGTAAGATATCAGTTAAAGATATTTCCATTTACATAAATATATATCAACACAAAAAAAAAGACCTCTCTGCGAACAGAGAGGTCTTTAAAGTTTAGAATTAAATTATTCTTATGCTTCGAAACTTGCACCAGTTGGTGTAAGATTGAAGTCAAGGATAACAAACTCAACTGCACGTGCAGGTTGTAAGAATATTTGACCATAAAGGATATTTCTATCAATAAGGTCAGGTGTGTTGTTGGAATCATCCATAATAACACGGAACGCATACAAACCAGCCCGTTGTTGAACATTTTCCAAGAATGGATTTACGATGTTCAAGAAACGATTTCTTGTAGCAGCCACGTTTTGTTCAAAGAGCAAGAATCTTGCAGAACTTGCGATGAACTTCTTAAGGTTGATAAGCAAACGACGA